AAGCATATCGCTTACTGCGGCTGTGTTGTTTTTCAAGCCGCCTGTCTGATCATCTATGGTCAGATTAAGGCCCTCTATATCGCCGTTGAGCTGATCTATAATGGATTGCATTTCGGCTTTTTCATCAGCACTTTTATTTTCAGTTTCATTCAGCTCTTTGAGCCTGTCATTGAGTGCACGATAAGAGTCAGCCTGCTTTTTATTACTGTCTGTGCTGTCGGCAAGTTCTTCGTGAAGACTTTCAACGGCACTTTTGGTGGAAAGACATTTGTCCGAAAACTGTTTGACGCTCTCGGACAAATTCACTATACTGCTTTCTGTGACGTCTATCTCATTGGCAAAATGATTTATGATCGCACTGCCTATGAGTGCAACACCTGCGGCGATACCTGCCGCAAGATTTTGAGTTATAGCCATTTCGGCATTCATGGCTGTTGCCATAGCCTTGCCTTGTATCATTTGCAGAGTAAGCCCCTCAAAGGACTTTGTGACCGCAGACACCTTTGACACCGCAATGAATGTCACAATTGCCGCTGTTATGGATTTAAGGGCGTTGTGAACACCCTCTATAACGCCCTCTATATTTTCTGCGTCAACGCCCATTTTCTCAAAAAGCTGACCAACTGCTGAATCAAATACCTTTGCCGTTTGAGATACAAAGCTCTTTGCAAGTCGCTTTACGTTACCGAAAAATGTTTCTGTCGAACCTATCAGGTCATTGAAAGCCTTGTCAGCATCACCACCTGATGTAAGCACACCAAGAAAGTTCTTGGCGGCAGCTTTCATGCTTGCGAATGAACCTGAAAAGGTGGTGCTTGCCTCTTTGGCTGTTGTGCCTGTGATATCAAGGTTTTGCTGAATTGTGTGGATAGCGTTGTATACGTCACTCAGATTATCAATGTTGTATTCAACTCCGCTGAGCTTCTGAGCGTCCTGCAAAAGCCTTTCCATTTCAGACTTTGTTCCACCGTAGCCAAGCTTGAGGTTGTCAAGCATTGTGTAGTTCTGCTTTGCGAAACCTTGATAAGCGTTTTGTATAGACTGCATATCCGAGCCGAATTTGTTGGCGTTGTCGGACATATCCACCATAGCAGTGTGGGCGACATTTGCAGCCTTTTGAGTGTCACCGCCAAGAGATGAAAGCAACGACGCAGAAAAGCTCGTGACGTTCTCCATATACTCGTTTGCACTTACTCCTGCGGTCTTGTAGGCATCCTGTGCGTTCTTCTTGACGATATCAGCGTGCTTTTTAAAGAGCGTTTCAACACCGCCAAGAGATTGTTCAAGTGCCGCACCCTCAGTGAATGCAGAGGTGACGACCTTGCTTATAGCCGCTCCCACACCTGCCGCCGCAACAGCTTTTTTGAGCTTTGAGGCAAAGGAGCTGCCTGTTTTGTCGCCTGCCTTGTCGCCCTCGTCGGGCAGGTCTTTGAACAGGTCTTTTATTCTGCCTGTTATGCCCTCTGAGATAGGTATTATCTGCACATATGCGTCCGCAAGCTTAGTTCCTTCCGCCATTACGTTTCACCTCCTATCAGTTCTTGCCTTGCTTTTTCAAATTCTTCGATACTTGTAAATCCTCGTATCTTGCTCTCACTGTCGCCTAAAAGCTTTGAAACAACAGTTTCGGGTATGTTCACACCTCTTGCACCGTCTTTCGTTTTAGCCCATTGCAGTCACGCAAGCTTGTCATATATCATTGCAGCAAGGAGCGTGTCAAGAGTGACCTTATCCCCCGAGAGCAGCATCTTGCATCGGCTGTCGGGACGCAGACCCATAAAAAACGCCGCCACTGAGGAAAGCGGCAGCGTTTTGTAGTCGTATATGTGATAGACCTCTGCGAGATCGCAGGCAAGCGACATCTCATCACGGCATATCATATGAGCAAGTCCGCAGACAGCCCTCAGGCGTTTTTTGTTTTGTCGCCCTCTGAGCCTTCGCCTTTCAGTATATCGGCGATCTCTGCAAGCATCTTGTTTCTTGACACTATTCCTGTGTCTATATCTCTGCAATGCTCTTTGAGGCTGTCGAGCTGTGCCTTGGAAAGGAGCTGTCTTGCCACCTTGATGACAGCGGCAGTGTCGCCCTCATCTATCGCCACAAGTGATTCAAGCAGCTCCCAGTTGTCAAGAGCCTTATCCTCTATCTCATAGTCAAAACCGCTTTTTGTGATACCTTTAAGCATATGATCTTCCTCCTGTTACTCAGATTTCAGGTGAATGTACTCATAGTGTGAGTTGCCCTTGCTGTCGTTGACGGCTGTCAGCGTGATGTTATAGCCCACTGCGTCAGTGTCTATATACTTGATCTCGCCCAGAGCCGTTACAGAGGCACAAGGGACTACGATACGCTTTAAAGCTCCGTCCTTGAGGATAAGCTCGAAAACATACACGCTCTCCTCGTCAGAGCCGCCGTTCACGGCAACTGTTATGTCCTTGCCCTCAAGTGCAGTTGTGACGTTATCAGAGCCGTAGACAGTTTTGAGCACTTCCTCGTTGAGCGTTTCGATGAGCGTCAGCGTGAATGTGTCACTGCCTGCGTTGGTCATATTGAGCACTACATCTCCGCCCCAGGCTGCTACGTTGCTGTTTGAGCGGTCATTGCCGTTTGAAAGTCCGTCCTCTGAGCAATAGCCAAGGCACTTGAACTCCGCTGCAAGAGCCGATGTTGCGTCTGTCGGCAGCGTTGTGCCTTTAGGTGCACGATATACCGCACCGCCTATTTTAGGCTTGCCTGCGGTAACGTTGTTTGCATTATTGGTGTTTGCCATAGTTATCTCTCCTTTTAATCGTAAAATCGTATATCGAATACCGCCTGATAGCGGTATCGTTTTGTTTCTTCGTCGGTGTAATTATAATCGCTGTTCAGCTTGCAGGATATGACGTCATCAAGGGTCACAGCGTCACGCATAGCTGCCTTGACGGTGTGATTGAGCCTTGCCGCCTCGTAAAGGCTGCCGCCGTATGACTGCACGGCGAGGGTCACCGAAGATAGTCTGTTTTTCTCAGACGAGCCAAGCTTGTCGATGATGATATACTTCTGCGGCGGCTTTGCAGGCTCTTCCATAAACACAGGAACGTCAAGGTTCTTGCTCAGATAGCCCAGTATAACTTCTTCTATCATTTTCTCAGCACCGCCTTTAATATGGCATTGTCTTGCTTTGTTTCCTTTCTCGCCTTGTAGGTCACAGCCTTTATGCTTGCATTCACACGCTTTTTGCCTGCATAGGTGGATACTTCATAGCCGTCACCTAAACGTTTGGCAGCCTTGTCTGCAAACTCACGGCAGATGTTCTCCGCCTCTTTAGACTTTAGCATTTGCATTACGCCCTTTCGGTCAAGAACTATCTTTACCTTATCCATAGCGTTCCACCTTGACTTTCTTGTTCCAGCTGAGCGGCAGATTTTCTTCAATGCCCTGCGTATGGATACCAACAGTTTTGAACGTCATTCCCCAGAACTCAACTTCTGTGTTCTCCCAGGTGTGAGTGTCGCCTTTCGGTATAGCAAGCACATAAGCTATGCGTTTGCCCGATAAGTTAAGCTCGCTTATAACATCATCAGACGACGGCTCGCCTACAAGAACGTTGTCAACAAGCTCCCAACTATCCTCATAAGTTGGTCTGCCAAAGCCGTCAACACCTGTCTGCGTCTGCACTTTAAGCTTCACCGAAATTCCCTTTATCATTGTTCTCATAGTCATATACCTCCATAGCTCCCCACCTCTGACGAATGATACCAAGCTCTTTCAATTCGTTTTTGAGAAAATATAAAGATTGTCCTGAATTGAGATAAGTCATTGACACCGAATAGCCCATAGCTGCCTGAGACGCCTGCACAGCAGGTGGTGCATTATCAGCCGAACAGTCAAGACTTCTCACAACAGCCTTTGAGATTATCGCCTTTACTGTCAACGCATAGTCTTCATCACTCGTCACAAGGGTATTGACATCAACGCCATAACGCTTGCCTATAACACGGAGCTTTGCGCAGGCGGTCTCGATAAGACTATCCGCCGCCTGCTGCTCCTGTGATGTAAGCTTTCGTCCGTATACTGCTATGTCGTCGATAGTGGCATAAACGCTGCTCATTCTGTTGCCTGAACGGCCTGAACGGCTGCAAATGCCTTAGGGTCAAGGATAGCAAAGCCGATATAAGCCTCTGTTCTGAGATACACCTCATTGTGTCCTTTCAGATCTCTGCCTGAGTTATCAGGGTCGCCATAAGGAATGACCTCCAAAGGAAGTTCCTTAGCATAGCCCCACTTAAAGGCTCTCGCAAAGTCGCCCACGATAGCTCTGTCTGTACCCTTATTGAAGTTTACAGTGGAGTTGACGTCACAAGCTGTGCCATTGAGATTGCCTGGATTTGCACCAAGACCAAACTCAGGATACTGCTTTACGCCGTTGACCTTGAGCTTTGCAAGTGCAGAGGCAAAGTCCTTTGAAAGTGCAAAGCCTGTTGCCTCGTAGTCGCCAAGCAGAGCAATAGCGTCTTCTAGATTGCCCTCAGGGTCTGTGCTGTCAAAATCGACCTTTGCACTATTGTCAGCTACCGCCTTGTCGATATAGTTATTATCCAAAGCAGCGACAACAGTTTTCTTTCTTGGATTGATTCCGTGAAAGCCAAGAATGTCGATAGCACGAGCAAACTTGATCGCTGCACCCTCTGCAAATGCTTTCATGACCTCAAGCTTTTTCTCGTCTGTTCCATAGATGAACTCGTCACTGAAGCGTGCGCCGTATTCGATCTTGAGCGGACGCATTGTTACCTTGCCGAGCTTAGCACTGCCTGCGGATTTAGCCTCGCTTTCACCGATAACGTCCGCCTCATCGTCCATAGAGAAAACGAAATAGTCGTTGCCGTTAAAGGACACAGGATCTCTTCTGCTGAGCTTTGCAAGGGTGGAATGACCCTTTACTGTTGAAAAAATGCTTGTTACTGTTTCAGGCTCAAGAAGTGTGCCTCTCTTAATTGTTTCTGCCATGATTATTCTCCTTTCAGCT